TGAATCGACTACATATTGATATGGACTGGGCAGCAGATGTTGTACCTGGTACATACGTTATTGTAGAATGTTGGAGAATATTAGATCCAGATGTATTTACAAATGTTTATAACGATATGTTCTTGAAAAGATATGCTACTGCTCAAATTAAAAAACAATGGGGAAATAATTTGAAGAAGTTTGCAGGTGTACAACTTCCTGGAGGAGTAACATTAAACGGTGAGATTATATACCAAGAAGCAATTGAAGAAATTCGACAAATTGAAACTGAAATACAGTCTAGATTCGAATTACCTGTAGACATGTTTGTCGGTTAACAATGCTTCTTATCACTGAGCCTCATAGCATATACTAACATCGTGTCAATAGATTGTCAATAGAAACATAATTTAAAATGGCTACCGTTAATCCATATTTTCAATCTGGTGTCCCAATGGGGAGAGCATCGGAACAGAACCTCTATGAGGATATAATTATAGAGTGCTTGAAGATTTACGGTTTTGAACTGTACTATCTACCTCGCAAAGCCTATAATGAAGATCGCATTTTGGGAGAAGATCCGTTAAACAAGTACGAACACGCTTATCCAATTGAGATGTATTTGGAAAGTAATACTGGGTATGAAGGCCAAGGCGAGTTTTTATCTAAGTTTGGTGTTGAGACAGTTGAGAATGCTAATTTTGTAGTCTCAAGAAAACGTTGGTTAGAAGTTGCAGGTAGTAGCGGCAATACTGTTTTGGCAAACAGACCGGCTGAAGGCGATATTCTATATTTCCCACTAACAAAATCATATTTTGAAATACGTAAAGTAGAGGGCGATAAGCCTTTCTATCAGGTAGGCAAACTATATGTTTACAGATTGACTTGCGAATTGATGCAATATTCTAGCGAAGTTATTACAACAGGTATTCCTGATATTGATGATTATCCTGCAGGTATTAATGAAGACATAACCAATTTTAGCTTAACGCAGGAGAGTGGTGATGAGATATTACTTGAATATAATAGCGAAAGCGTATTGGTCAATGAATCGTACTCTACAGTCCACGCCGATGATGGTGGCGCACGAAACGAAGATTTTGATACTAACATTACAGACATTCTAGATTTTAGTGAACGCAATCCATTTGGAGAGGTATTTAAATAATGTTAGACCAAAGATTTTACTGGGGAACAATTCGAAAAGCTATTGTTGCTTTTGGAAATATGTTCAATAATATTAATATTGAACGTAGAGACTCTTCTGGCAATATTGTTCAAGTATTGAAGGTTCCGTTGTCGTATGCTGGTAAAGCAAAGGCGTTAGCTAGAATACAGCAACGACCTAATGTAGATGATCGCAGTGTACAAATTATTGTACCTCGTATGGCATTTGAAATGTCTACTTTGACGTATGACTATAATCGAAAGATAAGCCCTATTCAACAAAGTAGATCGGTAAATACTACAAGTACAACACTTGATTCTCAGTATGCGCCTACACCATACAACATAAATATTTTGCTATATGTTTATGTGAAGAATCAGGATGATGGGTTACAAATTATTGAACAGATATTACCGTACTTTAATCCAGATTACAACTTAACACTGAAGGCGCTTCCTCAGTTAAATATTAAAAACGATTTACCTATTATTTTAGATTCAGTTAATTTTGAGGACAATTATGAGGGAGAGTTTGATGATAGAAGAACTATCATTTGGACATTATCATTTACAATGAAACTTAATTTCTATGGACCTGTTAATAAACAGGGTATTATCAGGAAGGTTGTTACTAGTACATATAATGATGCTGCATTGACGCAAAAGACAACAATTACTACAGTTGAACCTGATCCGTTAACTGCTAAACCTGGTGATGATATTGGTTTTACTGATACCTTTGAAGATTTTGAATGAAAAACATACCTGAATTAGATAAAATATTTGACATAACTCCGGTAGAAGAATCGGAGTTGCCTACGACATTGCCGGTAGTATCTGACTCAGAATCTAGACAGATGGATCAAGAAGATGATTATCAATTAGCTAGAAATACACTTAGAAATCTTATAAACAAAAGTGAAGATACTTTAGATCAAATGATAGAACTTGCTAAGAATTCTGAGCATCCTAGGACATATGAGGTAGCAGGACAATTAATCAAAACAGTTTCTGATGTAGCAAAAGACCTTATGGACTTGCAAAAGAAAGCTAAAGATTTACGACAAGGTGATCCTGAAGGTCCTCGAAGCATAACAACCAATAACAATGTAGTATTTGCTGGTTCTACAGCAGAGCTAATGAAAATGCTTGGTAAAAAAGACGACGGTAACACAATTGAGCAATAAACAAATATCATACAACGGCAATCCTAATCTTAAACCAATTGGAACCGTACAACAATACACCGCTGAACAAGTTAAAGAACTTATGCGTTGTATGCAAGACCCAATCTATTTCATAGAATCATACTGTAAGATTGTTTCGCTGGATAGAGGACTTATCAGTTTTAAACTCTACGAGTGCCAAAAAGAAAAAGTAGATGTTATATTGAATAATCGTAAAGTTATTCTAATGGAAGGTCGCCAACAGGGCAAGACCATTACATCTGCAGCATGTATTCTATGGTATACGTTATTTCAGGAAAACAAAACAGTTGCTATTTTGGCAAACAAATCTTCCGCCGCGCGCGAGGTTCTTTCTAGATACGAACTAATGTATGAGATGCTTCCAATGTGGATGCAGCAAGGCGTTAAAACATTCAACAAGGGCGATATTGAGCTTGAGAATGGATCCAAAGTATTTACCGCAGCAACAAGCTCATCTGGTATTCGAGGTAAATCTGTAAACTGGTTATATATTGACGAAGCCGCAATTATTCCAAACAATGTTGCAGAAGACTTCTTCACATCTGTTTACCCGACAATTTCAGCGGGCCAAACAACAAAGATTCTTCTTACATCTACCCCGCTTGGATATAATCACTTCTGGAAGTTCTGGAACGAAGCAGAACAGGGATTAAATGGATTTGTTCCGTTGTTTATTCCTTATAGCAGAATTCCTGGCAGAGATGAGAAATGGGCAGCTGAACAGAAATCAATGCTTGGCGAACTAAAGTTCAACCAAGAGGTTTTGTGCAGATTCCTAGGTTCTTCCAACACACTTATCAATCCAGATACTATTGCTGCAATGTCCACAAAGCAGTTTGTATATACAAAAGATGGTTTGGATATTTTAGAAGAACCGCAGGAAGAGCATGTCTATATGCTGATTGCTGATACTTCACGGGGAGTTGGTGGAGATTACTCAGCATTTACAGTTGTGGATATTACAGCATACCCGTATACTGTGGTAGCCAAATATAGAAGTAACAGAATAAGCCCGTTGTTATTTCCCAACATTATATACAAAGTTGCCAAAGATTACCACAAGGCATACTGTTTGGTAGAGATCAACGATAACGGGCAACAAGTAGCAGATTCATTGTATATGGACTTAGAATACGAAAATGTGTTCTTTGTGGGAAGTAGCAGTAAAACTGGACAATATCTATCTGGCGGATTTACGCCAGGAGCAACACTGGGCGTAAGAACTACAAAGCAAGTAAAACGCCTAGGAACAACGACGTTTAAAAGTTTAGTCGAAGGTACAAAATTATTAATACATGACCCGGAAATCATTGAGGAAATATCTACATTTATTGAAGTTCGTGGAACGCACAAAGCAGATGAAGGATACCATGACGATTTGGTCATGTGTTTAGTCCTATTCTCTTGGGCGACAAACGAACCATTCTTCAAAGATTTAACAGATTCCAATTTGCGCAAAGCACTGTACGAAGAACAGTTCAAGCAAATCGAAGAGAATCTAACCCCGTTTGGGATTGTCAATGATGGCCTCCCTCAGAAAGAGGAACCGGTAGTTATGGGTGACGATGTTTGGTTTTCTTCGGATCCTGCAAAGGAAATGGAAAAACTTAAAACAAAATGGATGGAAAATGTCTAAAAACTTATACTTATAAATAAATAGTAATCATAGTTAATAAAACTATATAAAATCTTTAAGGAGAATAAGATGGCATTTCAGCTTTCACCCGGCGTACTAGTACAAGAAAAGGATTTAACTGCAATAGTCCCTTCTGTTGCTACTTCTGCCGGCGCATTCGCTGGCGCCTTTCAATGGGGACCTGTTGACCAAGTTACCACCGTCGATTCAGAAAATAATTTAGTAAAATATTTCGGCGGCCCAATTGATGCTACATATACATCATTTTTTACTGCAGCAAACTTTTTATCATATGGTAATAATTTACAGTTAGTTCGTGTTGTCAATGCAGCCGAAGCTAAAAACGCTGTTGCTAATGCATCAGCTACAAGCGCAGTATTAATTAAAAATTTAGACGACTATTTAAATAATAAATCTAGTGGCGGGTATGGGTTGGGGGAATTTGCCGCAAAATATCCTGGAGAATTGGGTAACTCGTTAAAAGTTTCAATGGTTGATGCAAATACCTGGAGTCACTGGGCAAACACATACCAAACAGACTTTGACTCTGCACCTGGCACATCTACATACGCTACTTCATTAAATGGCACAGATGACGAACTACACATTATCGTTATTGATGAAGATGGTTCTTGGACAGGTGCAAGAAATACTGTTCTCGAAAAATTCCCTTATGTATCAAAGGGGTCTGATGCTAAAAATACAGATGGATCATCTAATTATTACAAAGATGTAATTAATACAAAATCCGAATATATTTGGTCTATAGATCATCCTACTACGGGTACAAACTGGGGAACAACAGTACAAAGCAAAACATTTGCAAATTTAAGCTCAAATGTATTGGTTTCATTGTCAAATGGTGTAAGCGCTGTTGCTAATATTTCAGCAGGCAATGTTATTGCCGGATTTGATCTATTCTCAAATGACGAATTGTACGACGTAAGTCTAATCCCACTAGGTGCATGGAGTAACTCTGCTGCAATCGTTAGTTCTGTAGTTTCTTTAGCAGAATCAAGAAAAGATTGCGTAGTATTCATTTCCCCAGATATCACAGACGTTGTTAATGTTTCTACATCAGTACAAGCAAGCAATGTTGTTGATTTCAGACAGGCATCTGCAACAAACGGCGGAGTAAATTCTAGCTATGCTGTTATGGATTCAGGTTGGAAATATCAGTACGATCGCTACAACGACAAGTATCGTTGGGTTCCTCTGAATGCTGATATTGCAGGTTTGTGCGCAAGAACAGACGCAGTTTCTGAAGCATGGTTCAGCCCAGGTGGTTTCAGCCGTGGACAGATTAGAAATGTTGTTAAATTAGCTTTCAATCCTTCTAAGACAGATAGAGATACGCTATACAAAGCAGGTGTCAACCCTGTTGTAGCATTCCCTGGTCAAGGAACAGTTTTGTTTGGTGATAAAACTCTACAAGCAAAACCAAGCGCATTTGATAGAATCAATGTTCGTAGATTGTTCATCACATTAGAGAAAGCAATTGCAACGGCATCCAAATTCCAATTATTTGAATTTAATGATCCTTTCACAAGAGCACAATTTAGAAATCTAGTAGAACCATTCTTAAGAGACGTACAAGGTCGTCGTGGTATTACAGATTTTAAAGTTGTTTGTGACGAAACAAATAATACAGGTGATGTAATTGATAGAAACGAATTTAGAGCAGATATTTATATCAAGCCAGCTCGCGCTATTAACTTCATCTCATTGACGTTTGTTGCGACACGCTCTGGTATTTCGTTTGAAGAAGTTGGCGCTTAATAACGGAGAAGAATAAAAATGGCAACAATCGTATCCCCTTTCAGTATTAATAGCTTTAAAGCACAGCTAAAAAATGGCGGCGCTCGTCCTAATCAATTCCAAGTTACAATTAATTTCCCACAATTAGTTGCCCAAAATACGGTATTGAATAGAGCATCTTCATTCTTAGTTAGCATTGCAGAAATGCCAGGCCAGACAATAGGTGTTACTCCTGTATTTTACAGAGGTAGAGAACTTAAAATGGCAGGCGACAAAGTATTTGCACCGTTTACATGCACTATTTTAAACGACACTGATTTTACTATCAGACAAGGTTTAGACGAGTGGATGAATCTTATTGAGAGCAATCAATTTAAGACAGGCGCAACTAATCCAGTTAATTATCAGACTACCATTACAGTTACTCAATTAGATAGACAAGGTTCTGTTCTGAGAGAATATGAAATGACAGACGCATTTCCAACAGATATCTCACCAATTGGTTTAGATTTTGCTGCGAATGACCAGTTATCTACATTCTCTGCTACATTCCAGTATCAACAGTTTACTTATAGAAACGTTCCAGTAGGAACTAGACTATAATAAATAGTTTATAATGATTAACTTTTTGGAATTTAAATAATGGCAATTAATTTATTTGGGTATACCATTACTCGAGGTGAAGATGTGAATAAGTTGGCACGAACACAATCGTTCGTGCCGCCTACTACTGACGATGGCACAGCAACAGTTCAAGGGGGAGGCTATTTTGGCACCTATCTTGAAATGGATGCTACTGCTAAATCAGAATCAGAGCTAATTACACGATATCGCGAAGCATCTATGTATGCAGATTGTTCTACAGCAATTGATGAAATTGTTACAGAGGCAATTGCAGCAGTTGATGATGAAGCCCCTGTGCAACTTAATTTAGATGGTGTAGATTTACCGGATAATATTAAGAAGGCAATGCAAGATCAATTTAATACAATTGTTCGTTTGCTTGGGTTCAATATTAAAGGATTTGATATATTCCGTAGATGGTATGTTGATGGTAGAATTTATTATCAAAAAATTATTGATGAGAAAAACCCTAAAAGGGGCATTATCGAATTAAGACAAATTGATCCTCGTAAAATTCGCAAAGTTCGCGAAATTAAAAAGGATAAAGATCAAAAGTCAGGTGTAGATTTAATTAAATCAATTGAAGAATTTTTTATCTATAATGAAAAAGGTATTAATTATCAACCAAATTACTCTACAGCTACTACTGGTGCAAACCAGGGAATTAAAATTTCATTAGATTCAATTAGTTATATTCCTTCGGGACTAAATGATTCTGAAAAGAATGTTGTACTGAGTTATTTGCATAAGGCAATTAAACCAGTTAATCAATTAAAGATGATGGAAGATGCGTTAGTCATTTATAGATTGGCTAGAGCACCAGAGCGAAGAATATTTTATATTGACGTTGGCAATTTGCCAAAGTTAAAAGCTGAGCAATATCTAAAAGATATTATGGCTCGCTACCGCAATAAGATTGTTTATGATTCTGCAACAGGCGAAATCAGAGATGATCGTAAATTTATGTCAATGCTTGAAGACTTTTGGTTACCTCGTAGAGAAGGTGGTCGTGGTACTGAGATTACTACATTACCAGGTGGCGAAAATTTAGGTCAAATTGACGACATTAATTATTTCCAAAATAAATTATATCAGGCATTGAATGTTCCTTTATCAAGAATGCAACCTCAACAGGGTATTTCTTTTGGTAGAGCAACAGAGATTACTCGTGACGAATTAAAATTTGCTAAGTTTGTTGGTAGACTCCGCAAAAAATTCAGTCAATTGTTTAATGATATTTTAAAAACACAACTAATCTTAACAGGTGTTATTACCGAAAAAGATTGGATTGAATTGGGAGAAAACATTCAATATAAATTTGCTCAAGATCAGTATTTTGAGGAAATGAAGGAAGCTGAAAATTTACGCAATCGTATTGATTTAGTAAATCAGATGCAACCGTTTGTTGGAACATATTTCAGTAAAGCATACATCATGAAAAGTGTATTGAGATTTACCGATGAAGAAATTGAAACAATGGAATCGCAGATGGAGGCAGAACCTTCACCTACAATTGGAGTTGACGGTCAACCAGTTCAGCCGCCTATAAATAATCAATCGGAGTAAAATTATGGATACATCAGAAGTTATTAGACACATGGTAGACGACATTCTTGCAGATCGCTCGAATGACGCTGTTAACAGATTTAACGATGCCTTGGGATTTAAATTATCCACCGCGTTGGATGATAAAAAACAAGAAATTGCCGCAAACATAGGTAAGGAAAATGAAGAAGTTTAATTCACTAAGATTAGATTTAGCAGAAAAAACTCTTACTCCCGCTGAAAAGAAAAAGCGAGAAGAAATTGCTATGGCAATGGAGCGTGAGAATCCTGGTATGCCAATGGGCAAAAAGATGGCGATTGCTACGGCAACCGCTAAAAGAGTTGCTGAAGAAAATCTTGATGAATTAAAATCATCCACATTAACATCTTATATTGATAAAGTTGCAACAGGTCCATCTAGAGGCAATAAAAACATAAAAGCGATTGGCGGAGTAACAACTGCTATTCGTAAAAGAGCTGAGAACGAAAATCCTCCGTTTGAACCAAATGTTCCCACAGGTGAAAGAAAAGATCAATTTGGGAATCCTATTAAGAATGTAGCAAAACACTTGGCTAAACAAGGTATGAAAAGTGTAACTGAAGAAATTAAAACGACGCATGAAGATCCTCTTGTGGTCGTAAAAGATGCTGAAGGTAATATTCTTACACATGCTAATCGTTCTGTTGCCGGTGATATTCATGGGATAAATGTTTCACATCACGCTATTCATACAGGTATGCCAGTAGAAGTAGTTGACCGTGATGGTAAAAAGTTGACAGTTCATAAATCTATGCATCATGATTCAGAAGTAGCCAAATACAGTGCTTCAGCAGTTAAAGAAGCTAAAGAAAAAACAGAATATGATTACGAAGGCGACATGGCCCGCAGTCAACTACAGAGTATTGTCATGAATGCCCAAAAAGTACATGATATGTTAAAAGACAATGATAATCTTCCTGAGTGGGTTCAATCAAAAATTACTCTTGCCGAAGATTATATTTTAACCGTTTCAAATTATATGGCAACTGAAATTGATGAAGAGACGAATAAAGAATATACACACAAGGTTGTACATAACAAAACAGGCAATATTGTTGGTAAATATACCTCTTTAAAAGCTGCAACTCGAGCAGCGGATAAAAAAGATAACGCATACGGCGGATATGCACACCAAGTTCGTCGAATTGATGAAGATAAAGATCCTTGTTGGGACAACTATAAACAATTTGGCATGAAGAAGGGCAAAAATGGTAAACCAGTTCCTGATTGCCGTGGTCCAGTCAAGGAAGACTCAATAGATGAATTGACTTTATCGTTTGGTAAAAAGGCAAAACCTACTGTTTCTGCTAGAATTTCTGATATGAAAAAATATTTTGATACTGCAGATAAAGACCAAGTAAAGCAAAAGATTACAGGAAAAAAATTCCACGATATGTCTGAATATGAGACATGGATGAAATCAAATAAATCAAAAGGATCAATGCAAGTTGCATCTTTTGAACAAGGTGATGAAAACAAATTAGATGAAATTTCATCTAATACTTTACATAGTTATATGAAGGCTGCACATACAAAGTATAGCAATATAGATCATAAAAATGATCCTGCATCTGTGGCTAAAAAGAATAAATTGGAAAAAGGCATTAAAACTGCTTACAATAAAAAGTATCCATCTAAAACATCGAAACCTGAAGATAAAGTAGACATGAGTTCTGCTAGTTCATATTATGCAAGTAAAAAACCAGGCCAATATACAGGCGATTAAATTAAGAGGCTAAAATGGCGGTAACAAAAACAATTCTTAAGAATGTTAGACAACAAGCAGTTGTTAAATTTATTGGCAACGGTTATGCTAATGTAGATTTACGAGCAGATCTAACGCAACCTGAAGAAACATTTCAAGGGTTCAATAACACAAACGTAACAATTACAAGTGTTTTGTGGAGCACCGACGGCGCAACTTCTGCGCCAATTTTAGTTCAACGAGGTGTAAGTGCCGCATCTGCAACTAATGTAATGATATTATATGGTGGCGCGTCAGAATGGGAACTGTCGCAAGATTCAGGGTTTGTTGATAATGTAGGCGCAAATTCAAATGTAACAGTAATTTTGCCTCCTGCTGGCGGAATGTTATATTTGGTATTGGGCAAAAATACAGGATACTTAGGTCCAGATTTTAACGCATTATCACCTAATTAATACGGGAGAATTAAAATGAGATTAATTACAGAAGTTGCACAAGACCTTAACTATCTTGTAGAAGACAAAAAAACTGGCGGTAAGAATGTCTTTATTGAAGGCATCTTTATGCAAGTAGAACAACCAAATCGTAATGGCCGTTTATACAAGCGTGACATTATGGAAAAAGAATTATCTCGTTATCAGAAATTGATTGACGAGAAAAGATCGTTGGGCGAACTAGGTCACCCAGCAAATCCGACATTAAATTTAGATAAAGTCTCTCACCTTATTGAAAACCTTCGTTTCGACGGTAATAATGTAATGGGCAGAGCAAAGATTTTAGAAACTCCAATGGGTAACATTGCTCGCAATTTAATTGAGAATGGTGTAAGACTTGGCGTTTCATCCAGAGGTTTAGGTTCACTAAAAATGAACAAAGAAGGTGTTAATGAGGTTCAAGGTGATTTTCATCTTGCAACTGTAGACATCGTAGCTGATCCTTCCGCGCATGATGCCTTTGTTCAAGGCATTTATGAATCTGCAGAATGGATTTGTGAAAATGGTCTTTGGAAAGCTGTTGATGTTGAAAAAGCACAACAAACATTAAAGGGCGCATCTAAGGGACAGTTAGAATCTGTTAAACTAAAGATGTTTGAAGAGTTTATGTCTAGAATGTCTAGATAATCAAACTTATAAATAATTTGAAACAATCCATTTAGGAGACACTAATGTCAGTAGAAAGCAAAATTAAACAATTGCTAGAGCGTGTAGATGCGAAATCTAGCCTAGAAGAAGCAGACGCTATGGGTGCAGCTAA